AGTTCGTACACAGCCCGGCGGTCTAAACTTCTATCGGGCTGGGTCACGCGACACAATTACGCCATTAAACACTGGTGCTAACATTAACATTGGCTTGGCAATGGAAGACCAGCGGAGAATGGCTATCCGTTCTGCGTTTTATGTTGACCAGATTTTGTCAGGCGGTGCGCCTAACATGACTGCTACCGAGGTTATCCAGCGGCAGGAAGAGCGCATGAGAGTCATTGGCCCTGTGCTTGGTCGCCTCATGAATGAGATGTTGCGTCCAATGATTGACCGTGTTTTTGGCCTAATGCTGAGGAATGAGATGTTATCTGTGCCACCAGAGATGCTTCAAGGCCGTGATGTTGATATTGAATATGTGTCACCATTGGCTAAGGCGCAGAAGTCCAGCAGCCTTAACAGCACAATGAAGGCATTGGAAATACTGTTGCCATTGGCACAATCACTACCTGTTGGCGACCACATTGACCCAGATGGGCTAGTGCGTCATGTAACAGATTCCCTTGGTGTTCCTAAGACTACATTGCGTACCCAGCGACAAGTTAATGAAACTCGTCAGCAAAGGGCGCAAGCTGAGCAAGAAATGATGGAGCGCCAGCAAACGCAGGAGGATGTCTATACTGCGGCTCAGGCAGCACAGGCAGCAAGAATGGTTGGACAATGATACCAGAGAAAGAAATTCATACACTAAAGCAAATGTACAGACAAACCTTCGTTGAGACCGATAACGGCGAGAGGGTTTTACAAGACCTTGAGAAGCGCTGCAATATGCACAGCTCAAGTTATGTGGCTGGCGATGCCAATGCCACAGCATTCGAGGAGGGTAAACGAGCAGTTATCCTTCATATTCACAATATGTTACAGGAGTAATTATGTCAGAAGAGAGTATCGAACAGGTAGCCCAATCTGCTACGCTGGAAACCCCAGCAGAAGTAGCGCAAGGTGGGTCTGGTAACGATTTTCTAGGAATGATACCGGAGGAGTTACGAGACCACCCAAGCCTTTCACCTATTAAAGATGTTGAAAATCTTGCTAGGTCATATGTTAATGCACAAAGATTGATTGGCGCAGACAAGATTCCTATGCCAGTTAATCCATCAGACGAAGACCTTGACCGTATCTATAACAGATTGGGTCGTCCAGAAACGCCACAGGGTTATGAGATTGCTGTTGATGGGAGCATTGTAACAGAAGAGGTTGCCCAAGACTTTGCGGAAATTTCGCATAAGTTGCGCTTAACCCCAGACCAAGCTAAAGGCATTATGGATTATTATCGGTCTTCTGTTGAGCAAACTAATGCTGGTAGCACTGAGCAAGCAGAAGCGTTTCGTCAGACAACAGAGGAATCGTTAAAGTCGGAGTGGGGAAGGGCTTATGACCAGAAACTTAATCAGGCTGTAAATGCAGCTAAAGAGTTTTCAAACCCAGAGATATTTGACCTTCAACTATCTGATGGCTCAAGGCTAGGTGACAACCCTGAATTTATTAAAACATTTGCAAAAATCGCAGAGTTTAGGCAAACTGTCACCAGTGAAGATACGGTTGCGGAAAATGCCTCGTCAAATGTTATGACACCTAAACAGGCTCAGGCACAGATTGACGCAATCATGAGGGACAAGTCCCATGCGTATTGGGACAGAAAGAATAGCGTTGGACATGCGGAAGCTATCCAACACATGCAAGAATTGATGGGCATGGTTCATGGACAAGGTTGATGAAATCCAGACCCGTCTTGACTGTTTACGACTCGCTATTGAATTTGGTTCGATGCGAGACGTAGTAAACCCAGACGCACTCGCAGATAAATACTATGAGTGGGTCATGCAGGGTAGCGATGAAAGTCGTCCTGTTGACAATCGGAAAGACGATGGCCTAACGGCGGCTAAAAAGCCCAGAAGCGTCCGAAAGGGTAGCGCATCGCAAATGACAACGCAACCGAGTGGAATAGGAGAATGATATGTCTACTCAAGTAACTACGGCGTTTGTCCAACAGTATTCTGCTAATGTGCAGATGCTATCACAGCAGATGGGTTCTCGTCTGCGTGATGCGGTTCGCATTGAGAATGTTATTGGCAAAAACGCATTTATCGACCAAATCGGTGCAGCTACTGCACAGGTTCGGACAACTCGCCACGCTGATACGCCACAGATTGACACTCCACATTCACGGAGACGTTTGACTTTGGCTGACTATGAATATGCTGACCTGATTGATGACCAAGACAAGGTTCGTATGCTCATTGACCCAACCTCTTCATACGCTATGGCTGCTGCCGCTGCTATGGGCCGTGCAATGGATGATGTCATCATTACTGCTGCCCTTGGTACTGCTGCAACTGGCGAAACTGGTTCGGGTTCAGCCACCATCTCCAACAGCATTGCTAATGGCAATACAAACTTGACCCTCGCAAAACTGCGTGAAGCCAAGTATATGTTGGATTCAGGCGATGTTGACCCATCACTTCAGCGTTACATTGCTGTTGGCCCAAGCCAGATTCAGTCTTTGCTTGCTGACACCACTGTAACCAGCAGTGACTTCAACACTGTTAAGGCGCTTGTTCAGGGCGAACTGGATACCTTCATGGGCTTCAAGTTCATCATGACAAACCGTCTGACCACCAGTGACGGTTCTGAGACAGATGACATTCGTAACTGCTTTGCATGGGCAGAAGACGGCATCACTCTCGGCCTCGGCAAAGATGTATCCGCACGGATTGACGAGCGTGCAGACAAGAGTTACGCAACTCAGGTCTACTACTGCATGTCTCTCGGCGCGGTTCGCATGGAAGAGGCTAAAGTCGTACAAATCGACTGTGACGAGTCACCTGACTAATATTGGAGGGGGCGGTTCGCCGCCCCTTTCTTTCATGAGGGTAGGAGGGCATGGAATACAATAGTGATTTTAAGTGGGACTTAAAGGTTGGTCAATTACACGAAGAGTGGCTGGGGGATTTACTTCAGTCAAAGACCATAGAGGTGAAACGAGATTTTATGGCTTCACGAACTGGGAGGGTGTTTGTGGAGTTTTTTTGTAGGAATAAACCGTCAGGGATAGCGACAACACAAGCAAAGTTCTGGGCGTTTATACTTGATGACGAAACTGTGGTATTATTACCTGTGAAGAAACTATTAGCTTTGGCATTCGAGGCAGAAGAAAAAGGCAATGTAGTTTACGGTGGTGATAGCAATCTAAGCGTAGGTGCTTTGATAGAGTTGGAAAGGCTAGTAACGTAATGGCATCTGTAGTTGATATATGTAACGAAGCGATGGACTTGCTGGGTGCAGCAACCATTACTGCTTTAACGGAAAACTCTAAAGAGGCTAGGTTGTGTAATCGCCGTTACGAAACTGTACGCGATTCCGTACTTCGGGCGCATCCGTGGAATGTGGCTATTACAAGAAAGCAATTAGCGAGAGACTCAGAAGCCCCAGCTTTCGGCTTCAATTATCAGTTTACCCTACCAACAAACCCTTACTGCTTGCGTGTCATGTCCCTGTTTAACTCGCTGGTTGATAGCGACATTGCGGCGTATGACTCTCAGGCGATGTTCAAGATTGAAGGGCGTAAGATTTTAACTGATGAGGACACCTGTAAGATTGTTTACATAGGTCGAATTACTGACACAGAGCAGTATGATTCCCTGTTATCTTCTGCGATTGCCACCAAGCTAGCGGCGGAAACGGCTTATGCAATTACAGGTAGCACTAGCGTGTCACAACAGATGTTTGCTATTTATGAAGAGAGAATGCGTGAGGCTCGTTCTATGGATGCGGTCGAGGGTGTTCCCGACAGAATTGTTGCTGACGACTTTATCAACATAAGGTTCTAAGATGGCGCGAGTATCAACCATTGTAACCAACTTTAAGTCTGGTGAAATCTCTCCGCGCTTAGAAGGCCGGATTGATTTACAGAAATACAACGAGGCGGCTCAGACCCTGAGCAATATGCTTGTATTTCCGTCTGGTGGTGCAACACGCAGACCAGGCACTTACTTTGCTGGCAGAAGCAAAGATGGCGGCAAAGTGCGTTTGATGAACTTTGAGTATTCAGACGAGCAAGCATATGTGCTTGAGTTTGGTGCAAACTATATCAGATTCTTCAAAGACGGTGGCATACTGACAGAAGCCACAACTAATATTACTGGCGCAACATCAGCTAATCCTGTTGTGATTACAGCTAACGCTCATGGCTTGTCTAATGGTGACCGTGTATTTATTAGCGGTGTTGGCGGTATGACCGAGATAAACAATCTTGAGTTTACCGTTGCTAGTTCGACCACAAATACTTTTGAATTGTCCGGCGTTGATGGTTCTGCTTATACGGCCTACACATCAGGAGGCACAGTAGGCAAAATAGCTGAAGTGGCTACTTCTTACAGCGTGACAGACATCTTTGAAATCAATTATGCACAGTCTGCTGATGTACTTTATTTGGCACATAAAGACCACGCTCCTGCAAAACTA